GATTGAACGGATCAGGTTCACCAGTTGGATAATTGAAAATCACCTTGTCACCGTCTGGGCTGACAAATATTTGCCAACCAGTGGTAGTGCCGGTGGCTTTGACTTGTGCAATGACTGTGCCGCGAATTTTCTCTGATATGGCCGCTGCCTTGTTGCCAACAATGTCCTGCCTGACAACTTGGCTCAGAGGCAAATAACCCTCTTTTGTCATCACGATGACATCGCCGCCTAACTTGGCAATAGCGCGTTTTTCTGCAATCGGCTCTGCAATGCGGAATGTGCCTACCAGAGAAAAGTCGCTGCCGGGGTTCGAACCTGAGTAAATAAGAACCTCGCCGCTAGTCATTATAATACAAAGTAAATCCTCAACACCTTCGCCACCGTCTAAAGTGAGAGTGTTGATCATCACAATGTTACCGCCGAATGTGCCAACAAGGCCAACCGGGAACTTTGTAAAATTGCCGGTGAATGTGTCCACGGTGGCGCTGTAATAAAAATTCTGGCTTGTGCCTGTCCAGTAGTAAACGCGGTTCTTATGGGCATGGACGCCGGTTAATGTATTGGCATTAACACTATCAGAGAGCGTTATTGACAGATCAGATGCGCTTGAGCCGTTCCATGAAAACGGCACATTAGCACCAGACGGTACAACCACTGTCACGTTGTTGAACTCAATATGCTCTGCCCTGCCATTGGCAAGGCCGGTCTTCTTGCTGACGGCTGTCCCGCTGTCGATCTGGTAAAACGTGCCATTGCTACCAATCGCCAGCAACTGCCGGTTTGCGCCTGCGTTATGCTCAATTAGCGTTTCAACATTACCGCTGCCAACGCCGGTACAGAATGATGTGTAGCCATCGCGTAATGTGACCTTTTCCACAGTTGGGAAAAAGTTGGACATAATCAGCGCATCTGTCGGCGGCATCGCATCAATGCTGTCACGGCTGTTTAGACCGCCGACAGGGGCTGGCACAGATGCCGCTTTGACGCGGTATCCTCTACTTGTTGGCAGTGCCGCTAACATCAGACCGCACCATAGCCGCTATCAGGCAGATTGTAGCTGTATGGGCTGACCAGCAAGCGTCTGGCATCATCAAGGCTAATGACCGGCGCACCGCCTGCGCGGCTGATGGCTTGGCGCAGTTCTAGCTGATACTGCCGAAAGTCCTCATCATATGTCAGGCCGTGGTTCTGCTTAAAACGCCATGTAACACCCATTTCCAGCAAAGTCTCATCAAGGATGCCGACATCAGTATCTGCCGCCATAGCAGCCTGTGAGGTGCCGCCACTGGTCTGGTTCCAGTGGCTGCTGACATACTCAAACCCAATAGATTCGGCTGACGTTGGTGTCGGGGTAATATCAAACTTGAGGACATTGCTTGACGGCTTGAAACGGAACTTTTGCGTAATGCCTGCGCTAGCAGTCCCGTAACGGTCTTGCTGAAATTGTTGCGGTGTGATTGGCCCGATCATCTGATCCAGATCGGTGCGGTTGTACATTGTAGAGCCTACAGACCGATCAAAGTCTGTTGGTAGCGCATAGCTTTGCGTGCCATTGACCGTGTTAAAAGTATGTTCCTTTAGCAAAATCGGCCAGTTGCTGGCACGCATAAGCTGCTTGCCCTCGCGGTTGATAAAGGCAAATAACTGACGCGCTATCGGGTCAGTATTGCCAACCACCGTGGTCGGGCGCTCGAAGCCGGTAAAATCAGCTACGTTCTGCGCTATCGTTAACAGGCTCATTCGTTACCCCTTCTGCCAAGGTCTGTGCCGCAACGGCAACCTCAACAACTAGATCATCTTTTTTCTTGCTAGCCTCAACTTGCAGTTTGGCAATCTTGGCAAGCTCAACGTAAGGCTCACCAATGGCACGCAGCGCAGTTTCCTGTGCTGCTGCTAGTGCTTCAATCGTTTCAATGTCGTGCAATTCTAGTTCAGTCCGGCGCGGCTCTGTCATCCCCGGCAGTTCTGCCAAGCCAGTGCCTTTTGTGCGCGGCTTTTTCTTTTTGCCTTTGTACGCTTTCCATTCGTCAGGAAAACGCTGCAAATCCTCTGGTCGTGCTGGGCCTTCCCATATGTCCCGCACACCGGCTATTTCAATGCGGCAAAAGTCACGCTTTTGGCCGTTAAGTTCTCTTTCGAAAAAGATGCCTTTTTCGCTCATTCAATCCTCCCGATTGCATAGAAAAAGGGGGCGAGTTGCCCCGCCCCCAATGTTTTACATGGGGAAATCGCAGATGATTTCCTTGTCTGACGCATCCCCAGCATAAGCCACGACAACGCTGGTCACATCGGCGGTAACATCTAATTTACCATCCGAACTCCCGGTCGCCGTTAAAGGATCGCCATCTGCGCCAGCAGTTAGTGCTGCTGCCATAGTTGCCATGCCTTTGATCTGCACCCAGCAATACTGGCCATCAGTTGGCGCTGATTGCAGAATGCCTGCACCGATTTCAATTGAATCGGACAGATCAGACGTTACCTTAAACAGCTTATAGCCATCCAAAGTGTAATAATAACAAGCGTTTCCGCTTGCTGCTGCCACGCTTCCACTGCCAGTGTCATACTGGACGTATTTGTAGATGCGTGTACCGCTGGTGTCATCAATGATCGCACCAAGCTGACCCAACTGAAATTCAGGGGTGTCAGCAACTGCTGTGGGGTCAATCCCCATTACTGCTGCAATAGTCATTACAATTCCCCTTCCTAAGTGTGGATCACGCCTTGGAGAGCGCGGTTTGAACAAGTCAGATTTCCTGACCAGAACATTGGCGTTACCATAGCGTCTTGGTTGACGGACATTTTTGCTTCACCCGGAACGAAATCCCTTGCAGCGGCTACTTCCAGACGGAGATAGTCAGTGTTTAGGAAATACATCCGATTGGTGTTACAAGCTGAATCAAACACAACATCGCTGTTTAGGTACTGCAATGAGGTGAATCCAGAGTTTGCCATATCGTCACTGGTAATACGCTGGATAGCCTGCAAGCTGCCCAAAAATGCGGTGTATGCATTTGTGCCAGCCATGACAAGATCAGGGCTGTCAGCGCCACGAACAAGCGACAGATAGATAGTGTTCATATCTGATTGCACATTCGCAACTGAGAAAGCACTTGATGTTGCAGTGGTCTGTTGGTTTTGCCAGAAAGTGTAAGTAGAACTATTAATTCCACCTCGTTGTGTTCACTTTGGTTCGCTAAACCAAAGCCGCTTTCGCTGCTGCATATCACTATGCAGACCAGATCATATCATAACCCCAGTGGGGTTCTCTGCGCTTCGGAACCGCTTGGCCCCTACTTCCTTTCGGAATGATCGTTGCACCTTCCCCTTGCGGGGCTTGGCTCAGGATTATCTCAGTAAGACTTTTCCTGAGTTCACAGAGTTTTTCGAAATAGATTGCTCTATTAAGCCGCTAAATTAACGGTTCCTGTTCCAGCATCTGCTACGATTAGCTGCAAGCCACCAACCTCTTTGCCACTTGAACCTGTGCCATCGCTGTAAAGCGAGGTTGACAGACTGTTCATCAGTGACTTTTCAAGCACGTTGATGCGTGCCTCAAGAAGATTGATGATTGCCTCTGTGCCTGAGTTTTTGACTTGCTCAAGACCAGAGATTGTGACGTTACCAGCAAGCTGCTTGTAATCAAAAACAGCGGCTGACAGTACATCAGATGGTGAAACATCAAGTGTTTCATAACCGCTATAGAACTGCACGGTTCCATTATCGGCATATTCAAGTTCACGGACAATGTCGCGTCCTGTGACAGACGTTTGATTGCCATTCTCGCGCAAGCGCCGCAACAAAGCGTTGTGGTTGCTCACGTTGTCCGAAAGTGTCTTACTACGATTTCGCAGCGTAGTTGTGACGATTTCGGAAAGATTTGGGCTGGCCATTGGCTAGCTCCTTCCATTTTCCAGTTGTCTAATTGACGCATTGATTGTGTCACGAATAGACGCATTTGCTGGAAGCGCAGGCGCGGCTGGGGTTGCACTGCCTCTGACCTTTGACCTTGCTGCTTTCTTCGCCTTTGCAACAGCTTCGGTTTTCACATTGTTCTGTGATTCCGCTGCTGCCATTGCCTTGACTTGCTCTGCACGTAATTCCGGGTCGGCATAAACCGCCATCTCATACGCGCTGTTCAAGTCCTTGGCATTTTCACTACTGATCAACGAACCCATCACGCCGCGCACTCTTTCAAAATGCGGGTGCTTCGGATTGCCGTTTGCATCAGTTTCTGCTGCGAATTGGTCAATGAGAGACTGTGTGCTTTGCTGCACATGGCTCTGCTGCTGTGTCTGTTGATTTTGTATGAAGCCAGTTAGCTGGGCAACTTGTTGCTGCAACTGTTTCACTTGAGGGTCTGCAAATTCATCCTCAACCGCTGGATCGTTACCGATTGCGCCAATATCCACGCCATACTGGTTTGCAAGCCAAGCAATAGCGTTTTGAGGGTCTTTCCGCAGATAGTCATGGGCGGCTAACAGTTGCCTGACAGCACCCACCTCATCCATACCAGCACGCTCAAAATCGCTTTTGTGCGGCTGCATGATTTCGTCAAACGCTTCCTGTCGCTTTCGATACTGCGCCACGGCTTGCGTTTTCTTTGTATAATCGCCTTCTAAATCCTTATAACGCTCCATGAACATATGTTGCGCTGGTGCCTCTAGGGCTTCGAATTTAGCGGCAAAATCTTTCGGCCAATGGTTTGGCGCTGGTAGTGGCTCAAGATCGGCGCTGTCTTGCGTTGCTTCTTCGCCCTCATCCTCATTAGCCTCATCAGGCTCATCAGTTTCATCTTGGCCGTCTGGAATATGCTCCGGCAGCGGTTCGGCTTCATCTGTTTGCTCATTAACCTCATCGGCCTCACTATCAAATGATTCTAGTGTTTTAGCCA